TTGTTTGTGTGGTCTAGTTCACGTGTAGATAACTTGACTGGCGAAGAATGTTGGTGCATTATTAATACATGAACGGAGCGGGATGGACCCGCCGGGAATGGAAGGAACTGAGATGAAAGAAATTACGATTAGACCCGATGAACAATACGGGGGACATTGGATTGAAACGGAGACGAAGACTTATTATTTCTCACAGGGCACCACGCTCACTCAGGTGTTTGATATGATGGAGGATGAGGACAATGTGGGAAAACATTAACGGCGAACTTATCTGGATTGACAAGGAAATGGGATGGCAAGAAAGTGAACGACGCAATTTTGTTGGCGATGATCAAGTTTGTTCTTGTGGTGACGTGCGCAATCATGGCGACCGCCTTAGTGCGAGCGGGATTGCTGTCGGTGTCGCTGGGGGTATGATTGCGGCTAAGGCTGCGTCGAAGGTTGGGGGTGTGTTGTTGTGGGTGGCTGGGATTCTCACATTGATCATGATTTTTATGTGAGAGCATATTTTAATTGCTTGGTTTCAAAGAGATTTTTAGTTAAGCGATATACAACGTCAAATAAATATGTTCGCATATTCAACATACTAGGAACACCATATAAAGTTACCATTACTAGGTCACCAGCGGTAACTTCAAGTCATACACTTTCAGTTCCTGAACATAATTTGATATTTGATCCTCACACAGCGACAGACGAAATTGTTTGCGTTGCGTTAATGCAAGATAATTTCATTTTGGTTCCCGATGACATTAATGCAGAACCACTATTTTAGATTCCCGGCTGGGCGGGTAATACCAGAACTCTGAAACGAAATCTAGCCATACATGAAAGGAAATGATCATGGCTGTTGTTTACTCCTCTCTCTCTGACGACTTTGCTGGCAAGAAGGCTTTCTTCACCGCTCAGAACTCTGCTGTTTCTTTCAAGGAACTGCGCGGTAAGACGATTGAGATCAAGGATATTGTGATTACCGAGGATGACGTGGTTGACACGGACACTGGCGAGGTTGAGACTCGCCGGGCTATCACAGTGATTGATAAGGATGGAAAGGCTTACGGCACTTCGTCTCAGACGGTGGTTGCTCAGATTCAGCGGCTTGTGGATATTCTGGGTGACGTTAAGTCGTGGCCTGAGCCGGTGGCTGTTGAGATTGGGACTGCGAAGTCTGGGCGTGGGCGTGAGTACACGACGGTGACGCTGGCCTGACTGACGCGATAGGATACTAGTTGCCCCCTGCCCCTTAGGGGGCAGGGGGTGATTGGTTTTGGTTAGGTCTCATTGGGGTAAGCATTATCGTTCGTTTAAGCGCGGGGTTAGGGCTGTTGGGAATACGGCGGCTGACATTAGGTCGTTTGTCAGCTCCCTTCATTTTAATCCTTTGCCTGATACTCTTTCTGAGGAACAGGGTAGTTCTCGGGTTAAGTCGGCTAATGCTAGCGCGCGGGAAGACCGTAGGTCTGAATTAGATAGGGCGCGAGACATGCTTCAAGTTGAGCGAGATAGGGCTGTTCGGAAGATGTATCGGATGGCTACTAGTGATGATGGGGCAGATATTCGGGGGACGAAATATGATCCTCTAGGGAAATCAGCTATCGGGAGGGTGACTTTAAAGAATGCAGCGCGAGAACTTGAGCGTCTTAGTGAGTTTAATAATTCTAATAGTGTTTGGTATTATAGTGACCGTCACGGTAATCCCATCTCTGCTAAAGATGTTCGTCGTTACCGCGATGCTGTTAGACGCTATAATGCAGATATAGACGCTTACGAGAAATCGGTTTCAGGCACACGCCTCCCCCAACTTGGAGATGCCAGTGTGGGCGACTGGATTAGGGATTTTCGGCCAAAGAAGACATACCTTGCAGGCGGATCACATTATGCGCTTGAGCGAATGAATCCTGATAAGAGATCAATCAATTTCGAGTCGGCCGAAGCGATGCGCGAGAAAACTAATCAGGTATTGCGCGATATTACTGCTAAAGGTAAGCAAGCAAAATTGACTAACGCCAAGAAACAGATTGCGGCAATGCTTGATGTTATTGGTGATCCTGAATTGTATGATATTCTTACAGACATTCCTGATGACGTGTTATGGCTAATGTGGACTGTAAATGCCGATTTTGCTAATCAGTTGTCACTTCAATATGAAGCCGCGAAGGAAGGATATTTCGAGAAACGCCGGGCAGGAGAAGATTTATATTACGAGGACGTTGAAGATTCCAATAGCGGAATCAAGAATCTCCTAAAGGAGATTCACAGTATTCAGATTAAGCCGGAGGACGATTTTAGTGGCTCGCCAATCAACAACCGCAAGTCCCGCAAGGGGCGGCGTTAGGCGTAGTCACAAGAAGGTTCCTTCGTTTTGTGCGGATTTTGAGACGACTACTGTTGAGGATGATTGTCGTGTTTGGTCCTGGGGTATTATTCAGGTGGGGAAACTCCAGAATTATGTTGACGGCATCTCCCTTGATGGTTTCATGTCACATATTTCTGAGCGTGCCTCACACATTTATTTTCACAATCTGGCTTTCGATGGCACGTTTATTCTTGACTGGCTATTGAAGCACGGATATAGGTGGACTAAAGAAAATCCCGGGGTTAAAGAATTTACGTCTTTGATTTCTAGGATGGGCAAGTATTACTCAATCACCGTGGTGTTCGAGACTGGTTTTAGGGTTGAGTTTAGGGACTCGTTTAAGAAATTGCCAATGTCGGTTTCTGCTATTGCTAAAGCATTTAACTTGCATGACCAGAAACTTGAAATTGACTACGAGAAGCCTCGACCAATAGGTTACATCCCTACAGAACAAGAAAAGCGATACCAGCGAAACGACGTTGCGATTGTCGCCCAAGCACTTGAAGTTCAGTTTGCCGAGAAGATGACGAAACTGACGGCAGGTAGCGATTCACTGGCGACCTATAAGAAGATGACTGGAAAACTGTTCATTCGGAGGTTCCCTATTCTCTCCCCAGAGATAGACACAGAGATACGAAAGGCATATCGCGGCGGTTTCACATACGCCGATCCCCGTTTCGCCAAGAAACTGAATGGCAAAGGTAGTGTGTATGACGTCAACTCACTGTACCCCTCAGTGATGCGAACGGCACTCCTCCCCTATGGTGACCCGATCTATTCTGAAGGCGCGCCCGTAACTAACCGCCCTCTCTATATTGCGTCGATAACATTTACAGCAAAACTGAAACCTAATCATATTCCCTGTATTCAGATTAAAAAGAATCTTTCGTTTAATCCAACACAGTATCTTGAGGAAGTAAAAGAACCGACTACAGTAGTTGCAACGAATATTGATATTGAATTGTGGAGAAAGCATTATGACTTTAAGATTTATTCGTGGAATGGAACGTTTGAGTTTCGGGGTTCACACGGGTTTTTCGATACTTACGTTGACCATTTTATGGAGATTAAGAAAAATAGTACAGGTGGATTACGACAAATTGCAAAACTACATCTAAACAGCCTGTATGGAAAGTTTGCAACTAATCCTGATATTACTGGCAAACATCCTACACTCAAAGATAATCGCGTATCGTTGGTAATGAATGAACCCGAAACACGCGACCCAGTTTACACCCCAATGGGCGTTTTCATCACAGCGTATGCCCGCAAGAAAACCATTAGCGCAGCACAAGATAATTATGAAACATTTGCTTACGCAGACACCGACTCACTACACCTCATCGGTCCCACCACTCCCCCAGATTCTTTGTGGGTTGATCCTGTAGAGTTGGGCGCTTGGAAGCATGAGAGTTCTTTCACAAAGTCTGTTTATATTCGAGCAAAGCAGTATGCGGAGGAGATTGATGGTAAACTGGATGTACACATTGCGGGGATGCCCCGCAACGTGGCCGCCACACTAACATTGGAAGATATGTTGCGCGGTGGCACTTGGAATGGTAAACTGATTCCTGTAAGGGTTCCTGGTGGAACAGTCCTCAAGGACACAACATTTACACTCAAGATTGATTAAGGTTGGTAATCATGGCACGCCCCGTTTCTACTCACGCTACCGCTAAGTTCCGTCTCAGCAAGTCCGTTATCGCCGACGTGGAGGAGATGCACTGGATTCTCCGCAAGGATGAGTCGCAGATTGTTGAGGAGGCCCTTATCGAGTATCTGGCGAAGAAGGCTCCCAAGTCTGCTAAGTGAATCTTGACCGATTGCGAGGAAGCAACCTAATGAACTGGGCCTCGCTCGGTTGGGTAGCACCCCTCAGGATCACTTTCAGATAGTTGGGTATTGTGGTAGGCTAGGAACGTAAGTTCCTAGCCTACCTTTTTAGGAGGAATTGTGTCCCGAATTACTCAGGAAGATATTGCGCAACAGCGAGCGCAAGATAAAAAGGCAATACACAATAGAGATATTCAGCCGAAGAAGGCTTTGGAGGATGCAGCCGAAAAGAGAAAGGCTAAAGAGGCTGCTACCCCTTCAGCGAAGAAAGCGATTACTAATCCAAACGACTTTGCCGGTGACGTAAATAAGAAAATCGCTGAGGACTATGGTAACGAAAGGGAGAGCGAAGCCAAGAAGGCCGCCGAGGAAGAGGCTGGGATGGCTAAGGCCAAGGCGGAACAGAAGGCCCGGCATGACGCCAATAAGGGCGTTAAGCCCAGCAATCCTGATGATCTCGCTAACCCGAAGAAGGCGGCTGAGGCGGCCCAGAATCAGAATGGCGGCCAGCATACTGATGAAGAGTGGCGCCGCATGGGGGAGGACCCTAAGGACCATAAGGGTACTCAGGCGTATGATCCGGGCGACACTGATGGGAATGGAATTGAGGTTTCCGAGGAGAAAGGAAACACTAAGCCAGGGGACCCTATTGTCCCTGAAGATGAGAATAAAGACCCCTATGCCGACACTAAGGCGGCGTGGCAGAAACTCACTGAGGTTTTCGGTGAGAAGGTTTCTAAACTTCAGACGGAACTTGAAGGTCGCCTAGGGCAAGCACTTGAGCCTACGGAGCGGGAACTCAATAACCCTTTCGCTGGGGACGACGTTCCCGAGTCCAAGGAGATGAAACTGGACGATGTTAAGGCAACACTAGATGCTACGAAGAGCGACGCCGAGAAGACAGTCAAGGGTATTGGTTCTGTAGGCAAGGCGGCGGCCGAGACGGCGGGGGCCGCCGCGAAGGACACAGGGAATGCTATAGTTGACTCACTAGGCATTGACACTAAGGCGGTGAAAGACACCGGGAAGACGTTGGCCGGCCTTTCGGGACTTTTCGCTAGTTCCGACAACGAGAATAGCAAGGTTCCCGATTCGGGTTGGAACCCCAAGTCAATTAACGATCTTTTTAAGGATAGCTGATTATGCCACAGTTGCGCGATGACACTTCAAACATTGACATTCTTAACGCCATTCGAAGCGATGCGCGTTACGATTATCAGACGATGGTTCCCGAGGCCACCAAGGCCAATATCCAGGAAACCATTGCGGGAATTATGTCCGACAATATTACTCGGAATGAGTTTATGTCGGCTCTGATTAACCGCATTGGTTCTGTTGTGGTTAGGGACCTCGCATGGAATAACCCGCTTGCTGTTTTCAAGCAGGGAATGATGAACTTCGGAGACACCATCGAGGAAGTTCACATGGATTACATTAAGCCCACGATTTATGAGGAACAGCGCGATTATCTTGAGCGCGATGTTTTTGGTCAGGCCCCTCCCCCGGTTAAGAGTGCTTTCCACACGATTAACCGCAAGGAGAAGTTTAAGATCACGTTTAATCGTGACGTTCTTCGCCGCGCTTTCCTTTCGGATAATGGTCTTTCTGAGATGCTTTCTCAGACTATGGCCGTGGCCGCGTCGTCTGACCAGTGGTCTGAGTTCTTGTACATGACTCGCCTGTTTAAGACATATGAGGATTCTTTCGGTTTCTATCGGATGCAGATTTCCGACATGAATACGTTTGAGCCCGACAAGAATAAGGTTGACGCAGCACTTAAGGCCCTGCGAGTCGCGGCGAATAAGATGCAGTATCCGACGCCCGCGTTTAACAGTGCTGGGGTGCACTCGTTTGCTCGGCCTGAGGACTTGGTCCTTATTACTACACCTGAGTTCAAGGCGAACGTTGACGTGACCTCACTGTCCGCTGCATTCAACCGTAGTGATGCTGAGGCACCGTCTCACATCATTACGGTTCCGGGCGAGACGCTGGGGATGGATGACACGTCTGCCATTCTGACCAGCAAGCAGTTCTTCGTCATTAAGGACATTCTCCTTGAGAATCGAACCATTTCTAACCCCGAGGGTCTTTATGACAACTACTGGTTGCACCACTGGTCTATTCTGAGCGCTTCGCCGTTTACCCCTGCGATTGCGTTCGGGACTAAGCCGAATACGATTGTTGTTACCCCCAAGGCTGAGACTAACGCCGAGATCACTAACCTTACGGTGACCCGTCCCGACGGTACACAGTCTACGATTATGCCTCCGGGCGCCGTTCGTCAGGCGGCGATTCAGTGGAAGACCGCCCCGGCAAATAAGGGTTACGCGACGGACTGGTATCTTAAGAATGCCAAGTCTAAGGGGACTAAGATTTCCAATGACGGTGTTCTTACTATTGGGCCGGATGAGCCTGAGGCGTTCCTTACGCTTGGTGTGAATGTTGACACTAAGGGCGCCAACGGTAATAAGCCCGTCAATAAGGAGATTAGTATCCAGGTCAAGAAGTAGTCTGCTACAATAGAGCAAGGCCCCAACCGAAAGGGTTGGGGCCTTGCCTGTTAGGAGGATGTATGCCGAATCAGATTTACGATTTGCCCCCGGATACTATGGCAGGTCTTTCTTTCGATTATAATGTGTGGTCCGCTGGGACTATGCTTTCTATGGTTAACGTGCCTTTCGATAACACCTATCGGGATATTATTGATTGGAGCACCTACGGGAAGACGCCTAGGGACTATGTAAAGTCCTTGCCTAAGCGGAATAAGATCGAGTTGTCTAAGATGACGTATCTTGCTCAGGGGCGCCCCATTCGTATTCCTACGCCTTTTAGTGTGGCGAATCAGTTCAACTATGTGATGGTAGAGAACCCCGGCAAGCCCGCGGACATGCCTGGCTTCGAGGGCTATACGCCTACCACGTTTTTCTATTTCATCACGTCAATTGACTATGTTGCCCCCAATACCACACAGTTGACCTTGCAACTTGACGTGTGGTCTACTTACTATTCCCGCATTAGTTTTGGGTATGCCTATCTTGAGCGTGGGCATATGGGCGTTGCCGCAACCGACGCAAATGACAACTACGGCCGCAAGTGGTTGGTTCAGCCCGAAGGACTTGACACGGGCGGCGAGCATCGTGTGATGAGGACGTACCGGAAAACGTTGGCCCGCGTAAAAGAACGCGAGTATGTTGTTGTGGTTACTTCCACAATCAATCTGGCGAAGGCCGCCGGTTATGGTACGGAGTCAGACCCAAAGTTGAAGATGGCAATTCCCAGTAATGCTGAAGGACTGCCTAACGGCACAACTATTTATGCGTGCGATTTTACAAACTTTAAAGAAGCAATGACGGGATTGACACAGTTTCCATGGATCACTCAAGGAATTGGGTCAATCACGATTGTTCCTAGAGACGTTATTGACTTGCGCGCGGGGTCTGCTGTAGATGTTGGGAGCGATGGCAACAAGGGCACTTGGTACATTATGAATAATTCCAGTGTCTACATCACTAAAGACTATTCACTTAATGACGCCAACTTCAGGGATGAACTACTTAGTTATCTTCCTGAGGAGTATCGACAGTTCAGAAAGTTCGCCACAGCCCCCTATTGCATTCTTGAGTTGACCACATATTCAGGCAATCCCGTCGAGTTTCGTCCAGAGTCCGTTAAGACTCAGGGGCTCAAGATTAGACAGTATTCACACATTGCGCCACCTAATCCTTCAATGTTTTTTACTTTGCGCGACTACAACACAGTTCACACGGGAAACATTGTTGACATTTACGATGGGAAAGTGGCTGAAGACATTGGCGAAGCGTGGGATATGTGTACTGGCTACACGTCACTGCCAACGTTCTCTGCTGTAAATAACGCTTCCCTGAACGCGCTCGCATCTAGTGCTCACACGGCTGCGGCACAGGTCAATAACGCGAAATGGCAACAACAGCGCGCCCAGCGTGCTGCTACGGCCAGCCGCGATATTGCGAATGCAGGGATTGCTGCAACTGCTGCTGGGGCAGAAAACTCTATGTGGGGTAATTCTGCTATGGCTGATTCTCAGTCTCGCTATAACAATATGAGGGCTACAGTTCAGGCCGCGCAGGGTGGAATGACGGCACTTGGCGGGGCGCTGAATCTTAATGGTCAGGCCGTTGGCGCAGGAATGGCACAGGCTGCTACTGCTGGTGTTAACGCGATGATTTCCAATTCTCAAGCACAGTCCACGGCCAACATTCAAAACCAGTTGGCCAGTGGCGCATCTCAGATTAGTCAGACACAACAGCGCTCTGTACGAGATACTAATTATGACCTTGCACAGTTCACTGCTAATGGGGACTATGAGACGGCTATTGCGTCTATTAATGGTCAACGGCAGGATATGCAGGTAATTCCGCCTAGTGTTGTAGGACAGACGGCGGGGTATGTGTCTCCAATGGTTGCGCACGGGTTTGTTATTGATTGTCGCGTGCGATTCGTTTCTGAGAATGCCATGCATGCAATTGGCCAGTTCTGGCTGAGGTATGGTTATGTGATGAATACTTGGATTAAGATTCCGGACACACTGTCTCTCATGACAGAGTTTACATATTGGAAATTGGTTGAGTGCTACCTCGAAAAGGGTGACATTCCTGAGTCGTTCAAGGGAACAATTAGGGGCATCTTTGAAAAGGGTGTGACCGTATGGCGATCCCCTGATAGAATTGGCAGGACGGCGCTCAAGGACAACAGAATTGATACTAGGGTTAAGGTGAGTCTGAATGCCTAAAACAGATTACGTTAAGAACGGCATCTATAACAAGATTATGCTTAAGCCTCCGTCTTCGAGCGAAGCACGGCAGGCTCAGTTGGAGCATATGTACCGTCGCCAGTTAATGGGTAAGTGTCTTTCTCGGTTTACCTGGGAGGGGCTGCCTAATGGGATTGACCCGCGGTTCATTGAGGCGACTATCTTTAACAATGGGTATTCGGTTTTCTATTTCGACACGATGTTTGAAATGTTTATGGCTATGCCTGCAACGATTTCTGGTCCGCTTGATATCCAGGATAACCCTACTGGTTATCGAGTTTCTCGCAACGGGATTTACTCACGCGAGGTTGGCGCCTCAGACAGCGTGTGCATTTGGGGCAACCAAGTTCGTGAACCAGAGATCGACCTGGTGCTGTCTTACGCTGCTAGACTCGCACAGATTGACAGAACAATCGAAATCGATCTACTTAATGAGCGCAACCCAATGATTGTTGCTTGCAGCCAGGACCAGCGACTCACAATTCAGAATCTTATTTCTAGGATTTATGATGGTGAGCCCGTTGTGTGGGGAACAGAGAATCTTTCTATGGAGAATCTCGCTAACACTATTGGAGTGTTCCCGCTGAATCAGAACGCTGGTGCAGGCGCCGTTTCCTCAATCAAGCACATGGAATCCAAGTCCAAGATTTGGGGTGAGGCACTTACAATGCTCGGAATCATGAACGTCAATTCCGAGAAGCGTGAGCGCATGGTGGTTGAGGAAGCGAGTGCGAACTCTGGGCAGGTTCTGGCGTCTCGTGAGTCGTTCATGAAGCCTCGGCTCCTTGCTTGTGAGCAGATTAATGAGAAGTTTGGTCTTAATATTTCTTGCTCATGGGCCGTGGACGACAACGCTGCGCCTAACCTTTCTGATTATCTGACTGAACTCAACACGACTACATATGGAGGGGAGAATGTCGGTAACGACAATAATGCTGCGTGACGTTGTTAAGTTAACAAACGATCACATTGGGCTGGATAACTACCCCATCTTTGATGAGAGTTATCGTAAGACGCTTAATGATCGAATTAAGCGTGAGTACTGGTTACAGGAAATTGCGCACGAAACAATCGACATTTTTATCTGGCGCATGTCTCTCAGGATGGATTTGATTATGCCCCGGTATAATCGAATGTATCTTGCTGAGTTGCAGAATACTGACCCGCTCGAGGGAAACAGGCACTACTCACGTACCGGCCAGGACGGTAAGTCTCAGAACTCTGGAATCAATCACCAGACAGGTAGTGGCAGTGGAACTAATGAGTCGAAGGGACGCACAGTCGGCTCAGACACTCCTCAGACACGTCTTGCGGGCGATGGGGACTATGCTACGAGTATCAGTGACGCTAGTACTGGTGGCAGTTCTACGTCCCGTAGCGAGTCTGACAGCACGTCGTCGTCCACATCGAACTACAGCAACAACCAGAACTCTGAGTCCTGGGGTTATTCGGGGAGTAAGGCGCGGGCTATTGCTGAGTATCGCAGCACTCTGCTTAATGTGGATGATCTAGTTATCCGCGAACTCAGTGACCTGTTTATGGGAATCTGGGACGGCGACTCAACTAAAACTCCTGGTGGTCTTATCGGGAGTGGTCTTATTGGATATGGTATTGGAGGATACTATGGCTACTGGTGATGAGATTCTTGGTAATATTGATCGGGCTATGTGGCGAGTTAATTCGCGCTCGATTAACAATGTGACTCCGTTTACTTACAGTGATGGGTTGACATATATTGACGTGCTTGAGCGAATTCGATCGAGCGTGCTTGATGTAATTGCGTTTACCAACACATTCGGTGAAGAGCAAGACAAGATTATCAAGCGAATCAATGAAGTTGTAAACAACTTTATTACTGAGATGGAGAAGACTCATGCCAAGTGGGACGCGCAAGCGGAAGAGCGTCGTGCCGCCATTGAGTCTAAGATGAACGATTTTCAGAACAAAATTGTTACCGCCGCATTTATTGGCGACGACAATGGAAACACTGTCTCCGCTCCCACAATTGGCGGTGCAAGGTTAAAGGTTCCATCGAAGAAATGGCAGGACAACATTGATTCTCAGGTAACTGGGATCAAGTCCGCCGCAACAGCCCTAAGTAGTGACGTCAATTCTCGTATTGCCGCACTTAAGCAAAGTGTTGACAACGATTTTTACAACAAAACTGCAAGTGATAAGCGATACGATCCCGTTCACCGAGTTCTGTATCCACACTCAATTATCATTGGTTCATCTAACGCTGAGCCCCGTGGTTGGCCCAATGGAGTGTGGGAGCGTTGGTTGACCGCTAAGGGAGAGATTCCCCATAACTATGGATATTCGGGTGGTGGATTTACAAGCACGTCTGACAACAACTTCAATACACAGATTGATCGCGCAATTTCTGGACTTGACGCAAACACTCAGCGTCTTACTGGACAGATCTATGTTATTGACATGCTTAATGATATTCGCGGACAGAAAGACATTAAGTCTTCCGCCCAGACATTTGTCCAGAAATGTGTTCGTAGTTTCCCGAACGCGAAGATTTACGTTATTCCCGTTCTCTACAATGAGCATTCACTGAACAACAACTGGGACATGGCCATGAACTGTGCCAAGGCCACCAATACGATCAAGGAAGTCCTTGAGCCGTACGGGGGTCTAGTTTGCGAGGGGTCACGCTCATGGTTCCATAACGGGAAAAATGCACGATATTTCCCCGAAGAGGCCGGGGTTCACTTCGCTCAGGCGGGGTACGAATTCGCTCAGCGCCAATTCGATAACTGGCTCGAGGGAGGAACCGGATGGATCGACTATGGTTGGCACAACCTTAAGGATGGGACTAATTATGCTGTAGTCAAGAACGACAACAACTTGCAGGCATATGTTGCCCGAAAAGGCGACATTGTTACTGTGCACGGAATCTTTTCCATGGTCTCCGCATCACAATACGCAACACTATTCAAACTACCCCCGTGGGCAAGGCCGTACAGGAACATGTACATTCCCTCATGGGACGCCATCACGGCATTTCCACTCATCGCCGACGTCTCTGGAAACCTGATTGTTAGCACCAATGTTAGTTCCGACAAGACGCTAGGATTCAACGGGACCTATCCCGTATTCTAAAGTGTGGTCCCTCCCTGGTATAATCCAGGGAGGGACTACTGCTTAGGAGGAAATGTGGCTTGGGACGCTACAGCAAAGAAAGTTGCTGTCAAGGCAATCGGTCAGGTTGAGTCATCGCTGAACTACGCAGCAATCAACTACAACGACCCCATTACCGTGGGCATGGCACAGTGGTACGGAACGCGCGCTGCGGCCATCCTGAACCGCATGCGGGCCGCGCATCCTGCCGAGTATGCGCGAGTGGACGCCGGGTTGCGTAGTCGCTTGGAGACAGTGTCTGAAGGCTCTTCCTCATGGAACACCTACTACCTTTCCCGGCAGGCTGGGGACAGTCTTCGTGATTTGTTGCTTGCGTCCAAGGATATTCAGGGCGATCAAATCGTTAAGGACCTTGAGTCGTATTTCAGTGTTGCTAAGCAATATGGAATTAGCCCCGAGACGGACACTGATGCGTTTATTCTCTGGTGTGTTGCCTATCACCAAGGACCTCGATACGCGCTACAGGCCGCTAATAACTACTCTGGTGGTGGACTTAATGCGATGTACAACGCAATTATGTCTAATGGTGTTCTAGGGCAGTACTATAATCGCTACAACGGGGCTAAAAACATTATCGCCAACAAAGACACCAGCGGAGTAGACGTTGGAGTTGCTGGTGTAAGCACACCTGGCAATGGTGGTAGTGTTGGTCAGAATGGTCAGCAGGTGTCTATTGATGGTGGCAAGGTTGTCATTACGGCCGACGACTCAAACATTCTGACAATGCGATCGCAGTTCGGAATTCACCGACTCTACTCGCGGGGTCACAATCTTTGGGAAGTAAATATTGGAGAAATTGTCCAGAATATTACTAACGGACAATCGGGCGCCACTACCCCCGGTGGGGGAGGGGGCGGAGGGGCTCCGTCCGACGGCTCCAACGGTGCTAAGGCCCTCGCATGGATTCTGGCCAGGCTGGGCAAGTTCGCCTACTGCCAGTGCCCCGGCAGACAGGACCCCGACCACTCAGGTATCACTGACTGTAGTGGCCTCATGTACGCGGCCTACAAGGCCACCTCAGGCACGTTCGTAGGCACGTGGACAGGCGACCAGTACTTCCGCGGGCAGGCGGTTATTGAGCGCGGCTCAGGGGCCATGACGGCCGCCCAGAAGGCCCTCCTGCGGCCGGGCGACATGATCGTTATGGCGTGGCGCTCCACGGGAAGTGTCTACCCCGAGACGGATCACGTAGAAATGGTTGTAGACCAGAACACCACTGTTGGTCACGGCGGTAACCCGTATTATGGGCCTGTTAAGAAATCTATAGACATTCTGGGCGCAACGCGCTGGTGGACAGTAAGGCGACACTGATGAAGAAAAATTTTTCCTACTATAGTTTCTCTAAGGTGCTCTCATATGCGGGCGTCTTTAACATGATCATGGGGGCCCGTGGTCTCGGAAAGACCTACGGCGCTAAGAAGATTGTTATCAAGAACGCGATCAACAAGGGACAACAGTTCATTTACCTTCGCCGCTACAAGACAGAACTCAAAGGACGCAACAGTTTCTTTGCCGACATTCAACACGAATTTCCTGACGAGGAATTCCGTGTAGAAGGCCAGTTCGCGCAGCGCAAGGTGGGAAAGAAATGGGAGACCATTGGGTACTTCATTCCGCTTTCCACGGCGCAGGCAAACAAGTCAATTGCTTATCCGAATGTGTACACGATTATCTTTGATGAGTTCATCATTGATAAAGGATCACTCCGCTACCTCCCCGATGAAGCGAAAGTCTTCATGGACTTTTATTCCACCGTTGACCGGTATCAGGATAGAGTTCGCTGTCTTATGCTTTCCAACGCTGTCAGCATCATGAACCCCTACTTCATCCGTTTTCACATTGAGCCCAAGGAAGGAATTAGTCGTCACGCTGAAGGGTTCATCGTCACTGACTTTGTCAACAGCGAACAATTCAAATCCGAAGTTGCGCACACCCGATTCGGTTCTTTTATCACGAACTACGCTGAGGACTATGCCGACTACTCCATCGCCAACAAATTCGCCGACAACTATGACGACTTTGTCATGCGGAAAACCGGAAAAGCAAAATACGCATTCTCCCTGCGCTGCCCCGACGGAGAGGTCTCTATCTGGATCGACGGTGGCACATGGTTCGCTCAGCGTCGCCAGCCGCGCGGGGAGCGTGTAAGATGGGCCTATAAGGTCTCTGACCTGCGTGAGGGGGAGCGGTTGCTCATGTATGGGGATAAAGTACTCAGCATTATGAGAAGCACATATCGAAAAGGCAGGCTTTTCTCCGACTCACCAGAGACCAGAAACATGTTCGCAGAAATCTTTGTCCGATGATACACGTAAACCCCACAACAATTGACGTCGCGCTAATCCTCGGCGTCATATCCCTAATCACAATCGCAGGGCGATTCGTCTACCGTGCCAGCCGATTCATGGATCACCTATCATCCATGCTCAACGCCTGGGACGGAACTGATGGAAAGCCCGGCGTCCTAGACCGGCTAGACGACATAGAGGACAAACTCAATGACGTCCAATACCACGTCAAGCCAAACCACGGCGGCTCAAGCGTAGACGCGCAGAACCGCCAACTCAGAGAAATCATCACCTACCTCAAGGAGAAAAACAATGGGTGAGCACGAGTCCCCCAAGCCCCCCTTCATCCCCGACGCCTATCGACTCTGGCTCTACGTCGTTAGCGCCGGCATTCTCGTTTGCCTCGGAGTTTGGGGCGTCTTTGACGGTGACAAGATTGCTGCGCTGAATTTCCTGTTCGCCGCATTCTTCGGAGTCGCCAGCAAGAACGTCCCCAGTAAGGAGTAATGGTGGCAACTCGAGCAGACATCATCGCCGCCGCCAAGGCAGAGATCGGCTACTCCCGATGGGCCGACAAGGACCCGGGAACTAAGTACGGTCGCTGGTATGCCCAGGTCACCGGATCACCAAGTTTCGGAGCCAGCGGCGTACCCTACTGCGACATGTTCGTGTCCTGGGTACTCAGCAAGGTAGGGATCAACTGGGTGAGCGCCTACGTCCCCTCCCGTGAAGCCCAGGCACGTGCTCGTGGTGTTCTCATTGACAAATGGGACGTGCGCCCCGGCGACCTCATGACCTTCGACTTCGACGGAGAGGGCATCGCCCAGCACATCGGAATCGTTGACCAGCCCCCGAACTCCGCAGGTGTCTTCTACAGTATTGACGGGAACACCACGTGGGGTATTGGTGGGCCCCAGGACAACGGAGGCGTAGTCGCGCGCCGCGAGCGCCACATTGATAATGCCCGCTACGGTATCCGCGTAATCGACGACAACTCCGCAATTTCCAGCGGCGGAAATATCGTCGAGATTCAGCGAATCCTTGGCGCCGTACAGGACAACGTCCTCGGAGTAGACACCGAGAAGCGAATGTGTGCCGTAATCAAGGCCAGCAACTGGGGTGGACGCGAGTTCCCCTGGGGTGTCGCCTACACACAGCAGGTAGTAGGAACCACCCCCGACGGAATCTGGGGTGATGCCAGCGAGGCCGCCCATGACCGCGTCGTCGAGTCCCTGCAAGGCGCCCTAGGCGTCACCATTGACGGCGTATGGGGCCCCGAGACCTGGGCCGCCTGGGAGCGCCTCGCGCGCACCGCAGAGCGCCCATAATCAGTTATCCCCCGGAAGGAACCAACCACTTCCGGGGGATAACTATACTCACCTAACCGCTTCCGTATCCACTCCTAGAGACTCAAGAAAATCAAGATACGTCTCACGACACCGCTCACCACCAGCGTGACCGTAACGCTTAATCGTATTCATTCCAGTCACCTTATTCGAGAACACCACTCGGTTATCTGGCCAGCCATACAGGTCAAGACGAAAATCGAGACCGTCAATCAGAATTCGATCACAGTAGACACTAATGCGATAACCAGGCAGTTGATCCGCAAGATTAAGTTTCGTAGCAAATTCCCGCATATGATACATTAAATAACTCCCATGCTTTCCATGCCCATTTCCAACAGTGCTTCATTTCTTTGACTCATTGAGTCGTAATGAATAATTGTTCCGCTCGATGACTCAAAATGATTCCAAACTTCCATTGTATAATCATTAATCAAGCGAAACGCTGTACACCCACAATAAAGAATATTGCAGCCACCAGGTGTGTAGAATTCTCTCATACCGTAGTGGCGCAATTTTCTTTTAGTTGCCTGAGTTGTCATCACTATCACACTTCAACGACTTAACCCAAGCCGCCGACCGTTCAGGTGTGTCATTAAAATTAGTGTGCTTAATATACCAATTACTATTACCCGTGCGCTCAAGAATTATCTGTGTCATTTATGTTCCTTGTCTGTATTTAGAATGAAGTTGGCGATTGCTGAGTTAACAATATTGAAATTGCCTGTTTCCACAACCAATGAAAATCGCTGTTTCTTGTAAATTATAATCCAAGTTGTAAATGGCGATTTGACCCTCGTGCTAAACAGGAAATCATTAGTTTTAACTAAGACTTCCCTGCCTTCGCAAGCATATTCAATCAAGTCTTGTAAGAATATCTTCGTTGATTCATCGATAGATGCCATTTTCTATGCCCGTCTTGCTTAAAATTATATTATCAATCGAAATTATGTGATATTCTTTCGACCCATTCCTCCAATAATGAATCCGGCCAGTATCCCTATAATAACCAATATGATAACCATTCAACAATACATGTGTGATAAAATTAGAAACTTTCCAATTGGTGAGAGTAACGAAATCATCTCCCTCGCCATGATGACACCTACGCTTCATCGAATTAGTTCCTTAAAGTATGTGTCCAATCTATACTCAACCAATTTCTCTAGTAGATAGACGTATTCGTCTTTAGTGATTTCCTTATCCTTACAACCCTCACCACTAAGCAAATAACTCACAGCCGATCACCAAACCAAGCCAACAACTCCCATTGAGAACCAAACCACCAAGCCTCACCATCCTTACGAACCTCCCACCTACGCGAACCATGACGCACCACCAAGTACTCATCAGCGCCATAGGAAAGCACTCCCTTAGTGCCCATCTTCCAAGTCCTCAGACTAAGACCAGCAGCCTCATAAGCACTCGCAGCACCCTTGCCGAGGAGAGTTTCAAAGTTGTTCATTTCAGTTCCTTCCATTCTCAGCGGGTCCGTCCCGTTCCGTTCATGTATTAATAATGCACCAACATTCTTCGCCAGTCAAGTTATCTACACGTGAACTAGACCACACAAACAA